TGACGGCATAACTGCTTATAGTGAAGCGTATTACGTGCATCAATTCAAATGGCAGCAAGTATCACAGATAACTAATTTTGACGTTGGTTATTTTGGATCAACACGCGCATTTAGAGACTTAGATATGCGTATTTTAAATAGCTTTGGTGAGAATCTAACGAATGATCAAATAAATTTAGATGATGATCCGTTGTAATTTTATGATTTAATGTGATTACTTGCTATACTATCAACAGTTAAAAAGCCAAGGAGTGAATAATGACTACAATTTCAAGACCAAAGGTATCAATAAGCATAGTGCCAGCACAGACAACAATCAGCAATAAACCGCAAAGGGTGTTGTTTGTTGGTCAAAAGTTATCAGGCGGTACTGCAACAGCAGGACAACTGATTAAAAACATTCAAAATGATAATAGCTGGGATACGCTTTTTGGCGCAAGATCAATGCTTGCTGGTATGATTCGTGCAGCTAGAAAAGAAAATGGTGTAACTATTTTTGACGCTATTGCTTTAGATGATGATGGTTCAGCTGTAAAAGCTACAGCTACGATCACTTTTACAGGAACACCAACGGCAGCGGGTACTATTAACGTATCTATCGTAAGTGAGAAAGATTACACTTTTCCAATTGCTATTGTTACAACAGACACACCGACAACAATCGGCGATAAGCTAGTAACTGCAATTACAGCAAATGCAAATATCCCTGTTACTGCCGCAAATGTTACTGGTGTTGTAACACTAACAGCAGAAAATGGCGGAACAGAAGCAAATAGCTTTACATCTAAAATTGATGGTTCAGTAGCGGGCGTTACAGTGACAACGACAGCATTTACTGGCGGTGCAACTGACCCTGCAACCACTACTGTTTTTAATGTTGTCGGGAATATTCGTTATCAATCGATTGTTAGCCCATTTGCGTACGGTGTAACGTATTTAAAAGACTTTTTGGATCCACGCTTCAATGTTACAAATAACGTACTTGATGGGGTTGCATTCGTTGCTTCAACTGATAACTTAACAAATTTAGAAACGCTTGGGAATGCGCACAATAGCCAATCACTAGTTATTATTGGAGATGCTTCAGTAAGCAACGATTTACAAAAAGGTTCATTATTTGTCGAATCTGATTATATTAAGTCTTCAATGGTTGCAGCGGTTAGATCGTTGCGCTTAACTGAAGATGCAGATATTTCAAGAATTGTCATAGGTTCAGGTGGGGCACTTGATGTGTTTGGCGGTGCAGCGTTGGCAAGTTTGCCTTACTCAAATACGCCTATGACAAACATTTTAGTTGCTGATAGTTCACTTGGATTTACAGCCACACAAATTGATCAGTTGAATGATGCAGGTATCACAGTGTTTGGTAACAATGTTTCTGATAATGAGGTAATACTTGGTGAAGTTGTCACAACTTACAAGACAGATAATGCTGGCAATCCAGATGTGAGCTTCAAATATTTAAACTATGTTGACACTTCAAGCAATGCACGTGAATTTATGTTCAACAATGCAAAAGCAGACTTTGCGCAATCACGTTTAACAGATGGCGATCTAGTGCCATTTAGAAACATTAATAATGCTGAGTCTATAAGTGCAAAGTTTGTCGGTTACTACACAACGCTAAGCGGTCAAGAGTACGTTTTGACACAAGCAGGAGAAGCGGCACTTGCTTATTATAAAGCAAACCTAAGTGTTACGGTTGACCTTGCAAACGGTAAAGCGACAGTGTTGCAGCGCGTGCCAATAGTCACACAGTTGCGCGACATTGTAAGCACATTCCAGTTACAATTTGACATCTAAGGAGCTTAAAGCATGGCAACGATAATAAATAACCCAAGTATAAACATTAATAACAACCCAATCCCTGTTGCTGCAAATACTGTTAAATTCCAAGAGGGTTTAGGCGAGCAGGATTTAAAAGTACAATCAACTGGTGGCGGAAATGTCATCCAAGTTTACTGCGACAATATCGAGCAAAAAATAAGCATGGTTAGCTTTGACATGCTACCGACTGTTGAAAATGTAGAAGCAATTAGGGGTTGGAAAAACAATTTTAACAAAAATACGATAACACTAACTGGTAAAGACTCAATCACTGGGAAGTCAATCACAAGGACTTTTGTTGGTTGTGCGTTAACTAATCAATATGAAGTTGAGCTATCAAGCGATGGTAAAGTTAGTTTAGAGTTTAAAGGGCAAACTGCTGTATAATACGCAGCCACTTTTTGCCATGACAAAATTTTTGTTTTCCTTCATGTTTTGCTCGATTTTGCCATGGCAAATTTTTTAATTAAATAACAACAACGTAAAGGTAAAGATTATTATGCAAGATGAAATTATTGTAAGCTTAGAAAACCCAGTTTGCTTGACGGTTTCAGGTAGCGAGAATTACTACAGAGAGTTAGTAATAAAAGCACCTACAAGCAAACACCAAAAGCATTACGTTGTGCTTAAATCTGCGATTATTAAATCTTTTATGAAGTCTGAGCAATCACAAGATAGCGATAAAAAAGAATCAAGCGAAAGCGAATCAAGTAGTGATATAACAGCAGAACAAGTGATTATGCTTTTGATGATGTCAGATATAGACACCGACAAGGTTTTTGAGGCATTTAAAGGCATTTTGTTTACACCAAAGACAGCGTTATTTGATAACACCATAGAAATGAATCAATTGCTATATGATAAGCTTTCTATGGGTGACATTGAGAATGCTCTAGGAGAATACATAAATGTTTTTATCGTTGGCTCGTTGAAAAAAGCGAGCTAGATCAACTTATATTTAATACGATATATTTTTATAAGGGGGGTATTAGCTATTCTGAGGCATGCAATATGCCGATACATGAGCTTGCAAATGCTGTTGATCATGCGAACAGAATAGCTAAAGAGATGATCAAACAGACAAAGTTTTAATTTTTTGCCATGGCAAATTCTAAAAAAATAACTCACTATTATCACTATTTTGCCATGGCAAATTTTTCTATTAAATACAAAAAGGCTATTAATTATATATTGTGCTAAAATCTAAGCAGTGCATTTAAAAGGACAATAAAATGGCTTTTAAGATTTCATACAACATTACTGCAATTGATAAATTTTCTGGCGTACTAAAAAAGATTAGAAAAAACTTTGATGATTTAAATAAAAAAATCTCTGGGTCAGGGGGTGTTTTTAAGAACACAAACGAGGGAGCGCGTAACGTTTCTTCAAGTTTAAATGACGTAAGAAAAAAAGCAGATAAAGCAAGCGCTTCAATGGGTAAGATGTCATCAAGCTTAAAAACACGTCAGCCAAGCGCATTTAATCGTATGCTTCAGAATATCGGAAACACAGCATCGGTTGCATCGGGTAAGATCGGAAATATGTTTTCTCACATGAAGCCAAAGGGTTACGGTGACTTAGGCGTTAGAATGGGTGCAGCAGCAGCAGCAGGGTATGCAGTCAAAGAGGGTTCAGATATTCAGCTAGAGCAAATGAGATTAGCGCCTTTTGTGGGTGGCGCTAAAAAAGCACGTGATGTAGTTAATCAGTTGCGAGAAACATCAATTGCAACTGGTCAAAGCGTAGAAGGACTATCAAGCGGTTTGCATAGTTTCTTAGATGTTGGCATGAAAACACCTGAGGCGATGATGAGGTTAAAGCAAACAACTGATATTGCAGCTTTCGCAGGCGGTGACACAAAAGAACTAGCTAGAATATTTGGCGATGTTCAATTTAAAGGTAGAGCGGGTGCTGAAGCATTCCAGATTCTAAAAGACAAGCACTTAGATTTAAGACAAGAACTTGCTAAAAAGATGAATTTCGATATTTCAACGCTAGGAGGTCAAAAAGCTCTAGACGCTTATATAGAATCTGGTCAAGTAACAAAAAAAGTATTTTTTGAATTACTTCAAGCAAAAATGGCTCATGACAAAGTAACTGGATTCGCAGAGCGTGCAGCATCTTTACCAATGGGTGAAATTTCTAAAAGCTGGTCATCAATTAAAGATAGTCTATCTTCAATTGGTGAGTCTATCGGTAATATGCTATTGCCAGCATTAAAACTTACGTCTTTCGTTCTATCAGGTATTGCAAAAGGTATGCGTTGGATGAAAGACAATATGCCGACAACGATCGGGATTAGCTCACTTGTAATATTTGGTGCGTTATTCATTGGAAAACTAAGAGCAATTAAGCAGATAGCCGTTGGTATTGGCAGAGTTTTCATGGGAACAGGCACTATAATGGAAATACTAGTAAATGCTGCAAAAGCTTTTGTAAGTCCATTCAAGACATTATGGAAATTCCTTGGAAAGATATTTGGGTTTATGACTAAGATTGTCAAAGTTGCTGCGACATTTGGACTCGGTGCAGCTAAAAAAGCTGAGGAATTCATAAAGCCAGTTGCTTCAAAAGTTGCTACTTCAGGTGTTGGTAGAAAAATTGGTGCATCATTGGCTACAGCAACGGCGGCAAATCCTTTAGTTGACATAGCAGCATCGGTAATCATTCCATATGTTGCGGGTGACGCAACAAGGAATCTAAAGCAGATTGATAAAACGCCTATTGCTAAAGGCTTACTATCTGCAAATAACGCTGATTTAACATCATTAAAAGCACAAAGCTTTATTAGTTCATTAGTTAATCAATCAACTGGACTTGCTAACGCTGAGAATATAAACAAATCACACGTAAAAATAGAATTTGAGGGCAAGGACGCAAAAATAAACGCAATCAAGCAAAAAGACGATAGCAAAAATACGTTTTTTGACATGAGCGCACTTGGGTTTAATACGTTTAGAGGTGCATACTGATGGATTTATCGCAAGAACTATACGAAGCAAGCCTAGACGGTGTTAAGTTTTTAGTTTCAAACTCAAGCACCAAGGGCGGACGCAGACAGGCAGAGTTTGAGTTTATCTCAACAAACAGGCGACAGGTTCAGGACTTGGGTCGCTATCTTAGAAAATTTGAAGTGACTGGATATGTTCAAAACAACCCGAACACGAATCAAAATTACTTTAGTAATCGTGATGCATTGCTAAAAGTACTTGAAAGTGACGGACAACATACGCTAACACATCCGTTTTATGGTGAAATCAAAGTAACTACTGGTATTTACTCGATAAAAGAAAGTATTAACCAACTTGGAATTGGTGAGATTACATTCACAGCAACACAAGTCAGTGAGTCAATCAATAAACCTTTACCCAAGACAAATCAGAAAGTAACTCCTAAGACTGTAGCTGATCAATCAGCAGTTGTTACAAGTAAATTAAAAGATGACAGTGCTAGTAAGTTTAGCTTAACGAAAAAGTTTAAAGATGCGTATCAGTCTGCCAAAGACATGTACACAAACACAATGAATCAAATTCAAAAAGTAGTAAAACCTATCGCTGATGAGGTCAATGATGCTGTTAATTTTGTAAAAGACGTTGAAAACGATATAGATCAAGTTAATACTCTTTTAAATAATCCAAGTTCACTATTCGGTACAATTATTGACGACATCACAGGAATTGATGGATTTACGAATAATATCAATACAGCAATTGCAGGGTTGAAGCGTTTTAACCAATTTGGCGATGCGTTAAACTCTTTTGGTTCTGGTGTGCCAACAACCGACCAAAGTGGCTTTGCAATTGAAAATTTAAGCCCTTTCGTGAGGGTGCCAGAGAATCCAATCACAGCACAAGAAACAGAAATTAAAACCAATGCTGATTTAATAAGCGACACAGTAAAGCAATCATCACTGGCTAAGCAATATGAGCTAGCTGTTCAAGTTGACTATGCAAACACTGATGATCTTGATCAAGCGATTATTGATTTAGAAGATCAATTCAATGTTTTGCGTGGTAGCATTGGCGACACTGTATATAATGACTTTGCAGAGCTTAGACAGCTTGCAAATCAAGTTTTTGAGTCAAAGCGTGATACCACTTTGCGTGTATCTGAGTTTGAAGTTCAAGGAAGGACAGCGTTATCATTATTAGCTTATAGTTTATATGAAGATTCAACACAGCAAGATAGTTTGAGAGATTTAAACAACTCGACAGATGTAACAAACATAACTGGAACAATAAAGGTGCTAACTAATGCTGCAACTACGAATTAATGGCACAGTTTACTCAGGTTTTACAACAGCTAGAGCGACTAAAACAATGGCTGCACTATGCGGTAGTTTTGAGTTCTCAACAAGCGGCGGTGATAATATAACGCTTATTACTCAAGATATAAAACTGTTTGATTTAGTTGAGATTTATGCTGATGAAGTCAAGATCATGACAGGATATGTTGAAGTGTTAGATGTTAGTTATAGCGCAGATAGTTATAGCGTCGTTATCTCAGGGCGTGAGAAAACGTGCGATGTTGTAGATACAAGAATATCAACAAGCTTTGTTAATACTGAAACAAAAACGTATCTTGATTTGATAACACAAGCTTTTAAAGTTGCTGGGTTCTCTATACCGTCAACGAATGTCATTAATGTAGTGGACAATAGCACAACTGCAACGAACGCATTTTCTAGAACAGATTTTCAGATAAGCGGTGATGGTCAAAGTCTTTATGATTTTTTAAATTTATACGCGCAAAAGCAATTTATTGTTTTGACGACTGATGAAAATGGTGACATCGTTTTGACCAACTCAGGCAGTGAAATATCTGGATATGATATTATTAACTTTAAAGGTGTTGATGTTAAAAATAATATTTATAAAGCAACTGTAAATTACAACGTATCACAGCTTTTTAATACATATCAATATCGCTGCAATCCTAATTTTGTCGATGTGTTTGACCAAGGAGCTACATCAGCAGAGCAATCAACTATTGTTTACACGTCACAAGCTGATGATAGTGTCAGAGTCGGAAGAACTTATATTGATATTGATAACGAAATTTACACGCTAGCAAAGCTAAAAGATCGCGTAGCGTGGAAAATGCAAACAGCGCAAGCAAATGCTAGAAAGTATAGCGTGACATTAAACGGTCACACTTTCGAGCAGAAGCTAGAGCCTACAAATATCAATAGCTTTTTAGATACGCCGTCACTGGTTAAGCCGTTAAAAATAAACCAGTTGATAAATGTAAATGATCAAATATGCGGGATTGATGAGATAATGCTTATTGAGACACTTGTTTACTCAATGAATGAATCAGGTAATACGCTAGATATAACGTTAGTCAATCGCAACGCGTACACTTTACAGATTGAAGACACTATACTTAGCAATAAATTTTACGGGACTGGAAATGTTTGAGAAAATATTAAACAGACTTAAAAACATGGTAAGACTTGGCTATGTTTCGCTACCGACCGATGACAGTGGAGACAGGCATATAGTCACAGTATCCAAAAACGATAAACAGTACCCTGTATATGCGGCTTATCCTTACGGTTTTAGCGCAAATGCACCTGTTGATACATCGCAAGTATTAACTTTTAATATAAATGACTCTAACGCCAATGTTGCTGGCATTCCTGTTAATCAAAAATTAAGATTTAAAAATCTACAGTCTGGTGAAGTAAAAACAGGTAACTTTATCACCACAAGTAATACTTACTACCAATCAAGCGGTGATATAACGATAACGAGCGTTGGTAATTTGTTTGAGAACATAGCGCAAGATATAACAATAACCGCAAGCGGAAAGATGACTAGCAACATAACAGGGAATGTTGAAGTTAATTCACAAGGTGAAGTTAAAATCACAAGCCCAAGTAAAATTACTTTGCAAGTCGGTGGTGCAACTGTTGTTTTAACTAGCAGCTTACTGACGTCAAGCGTACCAATACAGGCGCCAAGCTATTCAGGAAGTGGCGGTGGTGCTGCAAACATGACAAGCGGCATTAACATGGGTGGTCAAAATATTTCAAGCGTTGGATCATTAACAACAACTGGTGGAATTAACCTAAGTACGCATAGGCACAGTACACCAAGTGGTGACTCTGATCCTCCGAAGAACTAAAAAATAAGTAACTTGTAAGCATTACTTACAAGTTGAACAATTACCAAAAGTTAAGAGTTGGTGCTAAAATATATACAGTTAAAAAATACAGGCGGGAAACATGGCAAATATTGTTGATATTGCTCTAAGTAAAAAAAATGATGCACTTTTCTATGATATTGATTTTTCAAACACTGGAGACTTTGAGACAGTAACAGGTTTAGAGACATCGCTAACAATGAGCCTTTTTACTGATAAAAGAGTCACAGAAGCAGAACAATCAGACCCTGTTAGGCGCAGGGGATGGATAGGTGACGAGATAACAGCAGATGATGGTTTCAAACATGGATCAAAGCTTTGGCTATTAGATCAAGCTAGAATTAATTACAATACGCGTAATCTAGCAATCACATACACAAATGATGCTCTTCAGTGGTTTATTGACGACGGTTATTTAAAAAATGTCATAACGTCAGCTACAATAAGTAGCAGCAATGTTACAATAAACATAGTGGGCGTATTACTTGATAACAGTAAAACATCTTACTCTTACAAGTTGTGGCAAAACACACAAGGAGCATTTTAAATGGCTGTAGACTTTCCAAGCAATGCACAAGAAGTAGTTAACAGACTAAAAGCAGACGTGCAAAACGAGCTGCCAACTGCTAACCCATTTTTAAAAAATAGTTTATTAAATGCGCTTGTGACAGCCTATGGATATAGAAATTTTGACGTTTATAAGCTTGTTGAAGAGCAGCAAAAGCAATTTTTTCCACAAACAGCAACAGGAACATTTTTAGACTACTTTGCAGAACTGCAGAACATTGAGCAAACTTTGCCAACGTCATCAAGTGGTAATGTTGTTTTCAGTGGTAGCACAGCGGGAACACAGATTCCAAGTGGCACAAATTTGTCATTTTCAGATTTTACATTTCAAACGCTAGCAGATGGTGTTTTATCTGCAAATAACGTTGTAGTTTCACAGATAACTCAATCTGGCGGCATTGCTACAATTACTTTTGCGAATAATCATGGTTTGGCAACTGGTGTACAAATAACTGTATCTGGTGCAAATGAAACAGCTTACAATGGTACGCACACAGTAACAGTAACAAACACACTAGAAGCAACTTATTCAGTTGATCCTACCACAACAAGCCCTGCGACAACTGCAACGACAATAGCGGCTGCATTTAATGTTGCAACAATAAAAGTTCAATGCGACCAAAGCGGATCAAATACCAATGTATCAAGCGGGGGTAAACTTCAATTACAAACAACAATAAGCGGTGTAAATAATAGCGCATATGTTACTTTAGATAGACTTTCTGGTGGTTCAGATCAAGAGACAACAGATAGTTATAGATCACGCGTTATAGACGCTTGGCAAAATCCCGTTGCACAGTTCAATGAGGAATCAATAAGACGACAAGCTTTTAAAGTTGGTGGTGTTACAAGAGTGTTTGTAATGCGTGCAACACAAAGCACGACAAGCGGAACATATAACAAAGACAATGCTGGATTTGTCACTGTTTACTTTGTAAAAGATGACGAAAGCACAATAATACCTGATGGCACTGCAATATCAGATGTTAAAACATCAATAATGACAATTGCACCAATGACAACTATATCTGCAAACGTATTTGTTGAAGCACCTGTTGCTGTACCTGTTAATATCACATTTACGAGTATATCACCAGACACAACAACAATGAGAACTTCTATACAAGAGAATCTAAGGCAGTTTTTCAGAGGTTCAAACGATATGAATGGCGTGAATACAGGTACTGAAACAGACGGCACGATTACTTTGAATGATTTAAACTTTGCGATTCTACAAACTGTTGACACGGTCACGGGAGAATCTTTAGAAGATTACACAATAACAGAACCAGTTGCTAACATTACAGTCAACGATGGTGAGATAACAACGCTTGGCACGGTAACTTTCTTATGAGTGATTTATGCAATTTATTCGAGATACTTACAGCAGATCAGCAAGCACGATTACTCGCAAAGTATTTGCCAAGTGGCAAGGCTTTAATTGCAAAAGACAATATAAGCACAAATCTTTATAAGTTTATAAAATCACAAGCTTATGAGTTTATCTTAATAAGCTCAAAGTTAAATGAGACTATATGCGAATATGACGCGCAAACTACAACTAAGTATATTGAAGAATACGAGAGAATGCTTGGCATACCAGAATCTGGTTGCTTTAAAACTAGCGTTAGTATTGAGAGAAGACGTAACCAGATTTATGCAAAACTTTTAGCAATTGGTACGCAGACTTGCGAAGATTTAGTAGAGGTAATTGCAGCACTTGGTATTACAGTAAAGTGTGAAACTGGTTTTGAATGTGGTGTTTTCCCTGCTAGTTTCCCGTGGTGTTTTTTTGGCACAACTCTAGCAGCAGCTCACACTTTAAATATAAAATTTATTGATTTTACAGATGCAAACTTATTTCCTGTAAGTTTCCCTTGGTTTTTTTCAGGTGAATCATACATAAATGATGTAAAATGCTTTATAGAAACATTAATTCCTGCAAATTGTAGAGTTTTTTACTCTTTCTCAGATTCAAATATATTTGATTTGGTAGATCAAGAAGGAGATATGCTAACAACACAGTCAGGCGAAAATTTAATAATAACAGGAGTTTAAAAAATGAAACAAATACCAACGCAAACAGACGGCTTAACAAGTCTAGCAGCAGCAGACTTTAACCAGATACCATTAGAAACACAGACAATAATTACATCAAGCGGGCAAGCATTAGATGGTAATTTTACCAACCAAGCTTCACGTGCAATTATTGACCTTGGAATGAATGCAGGGTTTTATACAGACTCAGGAACTGCAAATAATATTGTACTATCAAATAGTAACAACCCTGATCCAACAAGCTTAAGGGATGGGATAAAAGTGATTTTCAAATCAGCAGCAACAAACACTGGCGCGACAACAATAAACTTGTCAGGATTAGGTGCAAAGTCATTGTTAAAAGAGAATGGTAGCAATCTTTCTTCTGGTGATATTATAGCTAATAATAGATATGAATGCATTTATTCATCAAGTGGTGATAGTTTTACTCTTTTAAACACTTTCAAAGGTTCAATAATTCAAAATGTTATCGCAACATCATCAACACCATTTACGATAACAAATCAAGTTCCAACAGATGACACGATACCACAAATAACAGAGGGCGATCAGATATTAAGCGCAAATATAACGCCTAAAAGTCTATCAAATATATTAGAAATTGAATGCTACGCTGAAATTTTATTCTCTCAGTCATCAAGAACAGGTGGAGTTTTGTCGCTTTTTTCAAATTTATCTAATGATGCTATATCATCTAGTTATTTCACAAATTTTCAAATTTCATCAGGAGGTAATTACTATATTAAGTCATTTGTGAATGTTTCAAGTTTGAGTTCAACAACATTTTCAATCAGAATAGGAGTTGACCCAGCAACAGGTGGTACTTTATATGTAAACTCTAGTGTTACTGGCTCTAGATTCCTTGGCGGGGCAAGGAAATCACACATATATATTAAAGAAATATCAGGTTAATTATTTAAAATTATACGTACATTGTTGCACGCGTTTTTTATTTGTTCTATTATCAATTCATCGCGCTCAATTCTTGATATTTCTAAACATTTATAGTCACCTGATTGCTTAAAGTTTTCATTGTATAAAACATAGTCACACCATTTTCTATCAGTAATCCACATCAAGAATTGCATTTGAATAACGTGTGCTTTGTCTATTATTCCGTTTCTTGCATCTATTATTGATCTTAAATGGTTGGCATTGTTTTTGCATTTAACTTCAATTAAACCGTCATCACCAACCAACCCGTCTGGTGATCCACCAACTAAATGATCAATCTCAATAAATCCAACTTGCTTTACAACGTTAAACGTTTCTATCTCATATTCAGCAATCGCGCGTGGTTCTAGCTCATTACCGCGCTGTATGTGAATATTTTTAGATAAGTCTGGGGTTTCATCAATTCCAGTTAATCGTTGAGCCATAATCTCGTAAACAGCGTTTAAAGACGTTTCGCCTAATCCGTCACCTTTACGGCTTTTAGTCATGAACTTGTGCATTATTGAGCCAGTGATTCTTCCAATCCTTAGTGCATTCCATTCATCGCTTTTTTGATCCACATCATGAATTATCATTTTTTGTTATTCCTCATCACTAACGATTGCTTTGATGTAATCAGTTTTATACTGGTCAAAGTTATCAACTACATGCTGCCACTCTTCAACTGTTTGGAAGCTTTTAAAGTCCATGAATCCTGCAAAGTCAGTTGGGTTTATGTCAGTTTCTTTGCATTTTTCTTTTATGATTTCTATAAAATCACGGTGAAAGTTTTGGTTTCTACTTTCACTTACTGAATTCTGTTGTTTATCTTGATCAATTATAATTCCCTCTCCACAATCATCATTTAAATACTGTATTGCGTTGCTTAATGTTTTTGATCCTTTCCATAATTTTGATGCTCGTTTGATAACTGTTTTTTTAGCCATCTCATTATAATCAGTATCCCACGGAGAAGATTTACCGCTTTTTACAGCGCTACTTCTCATTTTTATGGATTCAACTTCTTCAACACTCATTGTTTCAGTTATATAATCACCGCTTTGCATTTTAGCAACACAATAAACTCCTACAACTTCTCCTCTATTTTCTTTTTTTGCGAAAGGGTTAAATTTATGTATCGGTTGAGTATCAAGACCAGTCAAAATAAAATCATCATTACTATAAACTATCTCAGACTTAGCCCACATAATCGCACCGTCAGTTATAGCAAGATCAATTAATCCCATATAACTAATTTGAAGATCAATTCTAGGGTTTTTACCTGAATAAGGAACAAGATAAGCTTTTTTTTCAGCAGGGTTTAAAGTTGTTCTAAGTGAAGCAATATTTATTATTGCGTTAGCTACACTATCAGGGTTTTTTAATGCACAATCTAAAGTGAACTGGTTTGCTAAAATTGCTTGCATTGCAAAATTAGCTTCTCTGTTGTATTTGTTTGGATCGTTAACTGAAATATTTTGAAATCTATTTTTTACGCTAGCTATTATGTTTTTTAGTGTATTTGCGTTATTACTAACTTGTATATTCGCCATCTTAACCACCTTATTTAGTTTTGAATTTAATTTTTAGATATTTCCGTTTGATTTTTCAAAATGATATGTTCTTAAAGCTTCTTCAATATCAAAGTCATCAAATTGATCATTAAGTATTGTTCCAACTTCTTCACCATACGTATTAATGAGATACTTCTCTAAAGCATCGTAGTCTATTTCATACCATGATTGCGTCTTTAATCCAGTGCAACCGTCATGAACCCCATGCTCACTAGCAACGCCATTATTAAGTGCCTCAAAAGTAATCTGTGTTAATGCTTCATGTTTAGTCATTTCTTTGTTTCCCATTTGTTTTATTTCATGGTTATATTAACACCAAAGAACATTAAAGTAAATGATTAATATTGTAAAAATGTATTAAAAATCATTTATTTTCTATATACTTGAAAAACTGATATTCACTAATAGAAAAACTATTTATCTTTAAAACTTTCAAAAAATAGCTATAGTTTTTTTGCTCTAGTTTTGACAGTAATTTAAATTGTTGAAAGTCCATTTTTCACCTCACACGTAAAGATTGTTAAGATCAGTTGCATTAAGTGTAGCAGGGGAGAATATGAATTTTTTTATAACTTCATCAAGCTTTTTATTGTGAGCTTCAATGTCATTAACAATTCTATTGAATTTAGTTTCTATGTTTTCCATTTTTATAATCCTTTTTTGTTTTTGTCGAAAGTCATTATATATGATTAATAATATAAATCAATAGCATTTAGTTGCTTTTTTTAAAAAAAACTGATAGCATTAAAATCTAAAGACAACCAATAAGGAAACAAAAGCCACATGAATGAAAAAGAAAAAGAAATTGAAAAGATATTAGAGAAAATTGACTTATTGAAAATGACAAGTGTCGCAAGATCGATTGGCGTAGCTGTAAATAATATTTACTTAGCACTAAAGGGAGATATTAAAATAACGCATAAGCTTGCCTATAAGATCGAAGAAGTAACAAACGGATTTTTGACTATGGAGGAATTGTTAGCATACGGTGATTATATTTATAAAGGTAAAAAAGAAAAGGTAAAAGACAATGGCTAAAGGCACAGTAAACAAAGTAATCGTATTAGGCACTATTGGTAAAAACCCAGAAGTGCGTTATATGCCAAGTGGTACTGCCGCGGTTAATTTAAGCATTGCAACGAATGAAGGCTATAAAGATAAGCAAACAGGTCAACATATAGATGTTACAGAGTGGCACAGGGTCGTATTTTTTGGAAAGCAAGCAGAGGTAGTAGGACAGTATTGCGAAAAGGGAAATAAAATTTATGTTGAGGGTCGTTTACGTACGAATAAATGGAAAGATCAACAAGGAAATGAAAGGCAAACAGTAGAAATAGTTTGCACTGAAATGCAATTACTTGGTGGAAACAAGAAAAGCGATGACAACATTCAAGAAGTCGATAGACCATCAAGCTCAACAGTACCAAACAATTACGAAAGAGCAAAGCAAGGCAGAACAATAGTGCAACAGCCAACTGTTGAGCAGCTCAATGATTTTAATGATGATGAGATTCCTTTTTAAGGTGACTTATGAGTAAGTCAAAAATCATTGATTCAAAAATGAAGCTTGCAAGAAGCGAAGATAGGTATGCAAAATACGATGAAGTTGACGGCATGACATTTAAAACAAAGCCCAAGATCAACAACTATCAGCGCGCAAAAAACAAAGTTGAGCTAGATAAGTTGAGAAGTAAACTAGGATTATCAAACGATGACGCATAAATTTACCACAATAGAAGAAGTTTTAAATTTTTTAAATAACTCAACGAATAAAAATTGCACATTCAGCACAGACAAAGTCATAAATGAGAGAAGTGCCAGAGATTATATAAAAATGATTATTTCATTTAATGGCGCTGCTCAAATTGGTAACTATGTTTTTATAAAAACAAAAAGCGAGCACAATCAATGTTATATAATCGGGATATATATTGATTACGAATTACTATGCTTTGAAATTGAATTCTATGACGGTAATGATCTTATCCAGTTGCTTTCAAATCTTGAAACTAAACTTAAAGAAAATTTTTTTAAACTGTTAGACGAATCAAAAGAAATTGACTAAAATTATTTTCAACAAAATTAATAGAAACAAAAAAGCCCCGATATTGCTACCGAGGCTTTGATGTTTAAAGGTTGATACAATCAATCCCAAAAAAGTCAAGGATTATTGTATTGATTTTTAGAATGAAATCAATAGTAAAGGATGAAAAATGTTTAAAAAACCTGAAATTTGTTTAAATGAAGTAACTTTTTCTTTAAAAGATCAATTCACAACCAACAATCAGCGCACTGTTTTTGAGTATTTGCTGCATAGGCTCGACTACACAAAATTACAAGACAAGATCGGAAAATACGCAATCCTTGATCCGATGCATTTAATATCTGAGGAATTAAATTTATCTGATAGATATATCCGAAAAGTGATTAAAATAGCTTGCGAAAACGATTTGATCAAAAAGCAGATAATAAGAGTTGGAAACAAAGGCGTTAGAATGAAAATTCATGCGACTGAAAAGCTAATTAATTTGATCGATAAGCTGAACCTAACAAACAAAATAAACTTAAAGATGTCTGAGCTAAAAACAAAGGTCAATTGCGCTAAAATTAATCAGAGTGCCGAAACGATCAATTCGGAACTCAGTTCCGAAACGATAAATGTAACACCTAAACAGGAATCTAAGTTAACTAAGTTACGCGCGCATGAGCAGACACAGTCAAGCGCACAGACCGAAAAACAAAAGAAACAACCTAGCGCTTGCTCAAAGTTTGCTGCTTCTCTTTTAAATTTCGCACAAAAGAGTAGCAAGCTTGGTAAGAACTGGTACCTACGAGGCGTAGAAAGGCATCGAGGTTTGGATATCACAGAAAAGCAAAGCAATTGCATTGACAACATGCTAAAGTCCCTTAAAAACGCTTTAAACGTGCGAGAATCAGAAGTTAAGCCGTGGATTGAGTATCAAATAGTTTCAGATAAAGAGTTTGAAGGTAAAGATTTTCACGATTGCATTAGGATTATAAAGTCGTTGCTTGAAAGAAATGATTCAAAACAGTATGCAAAGCCAACCGGTTTCGATGATTATGACAGAGATATTAAAAATAAAAGTCAAGGCGTTAAAATAACAGACTTGAATATTGATTTTAATGATTTTTCTTACGCTTAAAATTTAATAGGAGATTTAACATGTTTAAAAACTTTTTATCATATTTACTTTCATTTTTGGTTTTAATAATGCCTTTGTTTGTAACCATTTTTTTTGTTTACGTATTCGTTAAGCTAACAAAACTAGATACAGTTAAAAAAAATAACGAAGAACATGACTATCTTTAATGGTGTGCGGGTAGATAAAGACAACAACACCCGCACAGTTTTTCATTTTACATGCAAATTATTCAAAAGCATCTAAAATTAAACAAAAAAGATAATGGTGATTTTATGCGTTTAGTTTTTATTTGCTTACTTTCGATATTAATATGCGGTTGTTCGTGGCTAGGAACGTTATCTAGCGTACTTCCAAGTAATAGCAGCACAGATGGATACGGAAACAATAATAAAGTGCTTGTTGGTGATAATAGCACTAATGTTGGCACCAAAAGCATAGATACCGATGATGTGAAAGGCGATGTTTCAGGGCGTGATAAATACAACGCAGGGACAATCACACTTCATCAAACAAGTTTTTGGGAACTGTTTGGCGCAGCAATGGGGGGTGTTTTTACTGTTATATTAACTAGATTTGTATTTATAATGATGAATAGAAGACGCAGGAGAAATATGTTCAGACGCATGAAAGCAGGTGTTAAGCGCGGTCGCGAAATGGGCAATAAACAAACAATCAAAGACTAACTTATAGAAAATTTCACAATTATTTTAATTTTCATTTAAAATACTCAAAATTTAGTTATATGGAAATCATGAAAATGAAAGATGAATATTATCTTGCAGCTCGAGTTGTGTTAGACGTTTTCATTATTTCAACGTTAAAATATTTGTTCTTAAGTACAAAAAGGATTAAAAAGAAAATGAAAAAATACGCGCTTATAATATGTCTACTAATGATTGCACTAAACATAGTAGGAATATATAGAAACAGTTTCACAGTGTGGCTTTATAATGATATATCAAGCTATGTGTGGCTTTTCAGTGACATAATACAGCTTATTTATTGCGCTTGGGTTTACTTTGTTATCTTGCATAATCAATATTTGTACTTCACAAAAACGTATATATCAATACTGTTTACTTTTTGCGTTTTAATTGGATTAGCAAATATTTATAACTTTATAATCAATTTTTACTGGTTCAACTATGAACCGTTTTTAGTGTTTGTTTTTTGGTTTTTAAACAATGGGCTAATGGTAACTTTTGCATTAACTGGATGCTATCTGCTTGTTAAGAGAAGAAAAAATGCTAGAGATTTTTAAAGATTTTTGGAGTTCTTTATCACTAAAGTTTTTATATTTTGCAGCGATCATTGGTATGTCTTTTGGCATGTATTCATGTGGTAAGCAAAGCGGTCAAGAAGAGTGCATGATTCAGCAAGTCATAGAAAACCATAAATTCAATCTTTATATGAATAGCTACAAAAAAAGACTTGAGAGGGAATATAATGAGAGAATTGAAAAGATACACAACAAAGAAAGCTTCGACCGCTATATACAGTATTTTACTTTTAGCGTTAGCAATGACGCAGCTATCATGTACGCCAAAACTGATAAGAGTTTACAGTCAAGTTCAGATACCAAGTGACAAAATGAATCCTGTCCATATTGATCTAAAGCCTATAGTTTTAAATATTGATATATTTCAAAACTACTCAAATCTAGTGCAAGGTTTGCAGATATGTAATGCACGTATAGATTATATACGCAATTACATAAATGAGTATAATGCGCAAATCAGTAAAGAAAATTAGTTGAACTTATACGAGCTGTTATAAACCGGTTCTCTGGCATGCTTTTTGGTTCTGGTTTATAGTATTTCTTGATATTGACGTATCTATCAATAAACATTCTCAAACCAAACTTTGCATATACCATCGCGAAATGATGGGTTGTTTTATATCTAAGAAGTTTTGCAAGATCATCGCGTGAGATATAAGTTATCTTTTTATCAATTACTAAGAAATATCTGCCTTTTTCAGTCTTTTTGAACATCTTTATATTGAGCTTTTTTCCATCAAACGTGTACAAATATGAAGTTGTGAAATACATAAAAAATCCTTATATGTTGTTGTCAAAATCAAATTTAGCACATTTACAAACGTTTGCAACAATGTATTACAAATAATATTAAAAAATATTAAAAATGCTTTGACAAATAAAAAAAACAGTCGTATCTTAGAAGTAAGACAACGACAAAGGAGAATAAAATGGACAATCAAACAAAATTAGAACTTATCAACGCTAACGACAAAGTAATTAAAGAGAAATTGACAGGTGATAAAGAAGAGAAAAAACCTTTTAACTTAAAAGAATGGTTAATTGCGCTATATTACAACCACACAAAAACAACCGTTGCTACTGTCGTTGTTATCGCATTTTGGATATTTTTAGGTTTTAAGTATCAACAATAGGAGAATGAATGAAATACTTATTAGCACTAGCATTACTAGCACCCGCATTCACATATGCGGCAACAAGAGAAGAAGCAATAAATTGTTACATTGCTTTAAACACAACAGATGGACAAGTCCAAACTTTTCAAAGTGAAGCTGTAGCATATTGCGCAAATTCAAATAACAAAGACTGCGTTTTAAATTACTTACAAGATAACTTTGACGCAATGAAATCAGAATTAGATAAAACATGGAATGAGCAAATTGGAAAAAACTTTTCAAACGAAGAAATAGATAGATGCGCGAATGCAGTTAAAGAATTGAAATTGGAGTATTAGAAAATGAAAAAAATTGAATTGACGAAAGAAGAATTAAATCAGCTAATGAATGGTGAAGATGTTCTTAGGATAGAATGTAACGGGCTTCATATTACGATTAAAGAGAAAGTAGAGAAGTGGGAGCCCAAATTCGGTGAATTTACTTTATCATTTAATATGCAACCTGTGTTTGTGAAAGATCATGTAAAATCACAAGAAAATTTAAAGTTTTTGAGAGAATCTGGGATGTTGAGAGGTACATATGGACAAGCAGAACGTGCAGCAAAAAAGATGCGTGCTTTTAATCGATTACTAGCTTATGTTGATGAGTTTGATCCTGAATATGAATGGCGGTGTGGAGAAGATAACTATTACATAATAGTAGATTCTAATACAAATAAATTTGAGTATGATTATGATGCTTTTTTATATAAGACTGGTATGGTCTATATGTCACAAAAAGTAGCACAAGAACTTTGCCGTAAATTAAATAGTGGGGAGGTAGTGTTATGATTAATTTTAAACAGTTATTTTGCGTTCATTCATACAAACTAACAGAGCATGTAAAAGAATCTGATTCGTGCATTGCTGCCAATACTTACAAATGTCTTAAATGCGGTAAAGTACATACATTTTACGATGATGATCACGAGGTGTTAGAGTGGGAGGAGAGAACAACCATTCAGAGAGGGTTCGGTTGTTCAAAACAAGGTGTATTTGACATTTACACTGGTAGATGCATTAAATGTAAAAAACTCGTCAGTAAAGAAGAAACGGTTTTTTTGGCTTAAATAATATTTAAATCAAGGTGTGATAATTATGAAAATTTTTGAAGGTTACAGCATGAAAAGAAATAAAAAAGAATCTAACAATATAGAAATACCTGAAAACATTAAAGACAGCATTATTAAATGTCGTCTACCAAAAATGGATAACAAAGACGTACCAATCAACCCATGCAGAATTGATAATATGGGTGTTGGCGAATTGCAATATATTGGCTTAACAAAACGCGAATACTTTGCAGCTATGGCTTTGCAGGGGTTATTGGCAAATCCAAATCCAAACATTCTACCTTTTAGTAAAGGTCAAAGAATAACAAATATCGCTGTATGTTGTTCTGATGATTTAATTAAGGATCTTGAGAAATGAACAAACAAGAAGTACAAAAAAGGGTTTTACAAAATGGAAAACCTTTAGAATTAGATAAATTTAATTGGTGTGAAAAAACTAAAACATTTAG